GCTCCATTACCTAGGAGTTGATACCATGAGGTTCACTACTGACGGCCGGTTTGCCCCTAACCTTATTTCGGTGCCTAGTGCCGACAAAGTCATTTATATGACAATGTTGGTACTTCAGACTTACCGAAAAGGTAAGGTTCTTGCCAGCTGGGAGCATTGGAATCTCACTGGCGACTTTGTCGATGCGGCTTACTGGAGGCAGCTGAATATTCTTTCGGCTCCTCTGGAGGCCATGCACCGTCGTTGTCGTTTCAACTCTTTATAACCAAACAGGAGAGGCTGTATGGAAGCGTTCATCACTTGGATCATCACTCACTTTGACAAGCTCGTCGAGGTTCTCAATCTCATTGTCGAGCTCCTTCAAACCATCTCCGAGGGATTATTCTCGGGAAAGTAAGGAGTAGCCCGTTATGAGAGGAGACCCCGGCGTCTTGCTTAGTGGGCGACGATCTTCGGAGATTGAGCGCTTCCGCAGCTTCCCCTGTGGTAATGGAGCGGACGCTTTGACCGTAGCACGAGGCTGCGGTCCGCCTACTGTGCCCATTACTGAGCACTGGTTCGACAAAGCTTTGATGCTCATTGCCACCGTTCTTACCGTATGTTTCGGTTTGATCGGTGTTTCTGGCGCTATCTTAGCTTTGCTTACTATTGCGAGGTACTAGGTATGGTTATGCAAACCCGAAACGTGACGTATTATGGTATCTGTCAAACCGAGTATTCAAACGGTTCGATTAATGCCACTGCGTCTTCGTACTTTACCGAGAACGTTCAGCCTGGTAGCTCCACCAATAATGGCCGTAAAAACCGTCCTTGGTCGAATTGGTCATATGTCGTGAGACATACGACTCATTTCCACACTGAGGATGGTGGCTATATTAAGTGGCGCTACCCGTCTGGCGTCTCGACGAAGTTTGTAGGTGCTTTCGGTTCTGCATCTGAAATACCGAGATTGCCTGCATGGGATCGCAACACCGCGTATAACAGCGCTCTTTCAAAATTAAACGAGAAAGTGCGCGGTGATCTCGACTTGGGTGTTACCCTTGCCGAGCTCGGATCTACCAAACGGATGTTCAAGGCGATTGGCAAGACCATAAGTCATGCCGCCCGTCTTAAGCCTCCAGGAGGGTATGGTTCTACGCGTGATGTGGCGAACGGGTACCTGCAATACAAGTATGGCTGGAAGCCTCTCTTAAGCGATGTTTTCGGTATCGCCGATGAGATGATTCGAGTCACCTTAAATGCAGTCCAGCACATCAAAGCTGGAACAAGGTTCCCGATTAACGGGCCAATCGGTATATCTTCTTTGAGATATATTAACGGCACCCCTAATTGCCAAGTGGCACTTAAGGGACATGGGTTTTCCGCTGCTCATTTTCAATTAGCAGTGGATGTTCCGGGTTTCGACTTGAGTCGTTTTTCGAGTCTCAATCCGGTTTCCCTGGGGTGGGAATTGATTCCCTACTCCTTCGTCGTCGATTGGTTTGTCGATGTCGGCTCCTATTTAAGGAACCTGGAAACTGGCCTATTGTATAGGACCCTTTTCCGCGGCGGCTACGTTAGCGAAATTTTTCACTATGAGGGGTTGGAAAAGTGTGAGACATCAAACTCATACTGGTCCGACGACCCCACTGTGGAACACAAGCGCGTAGAAGCCGATATAGACCATACGGAATTTCACCGTACGGTCTTGACATCCTACCCGTTACCTCGTAGGCCCACGTTTTCCGTGGACCTTAGCAGCGGTCAGTTATTTTCCGCTGCTGCACTTCTTAGGCAAATGCTTAAGAAGTAACCCGAGTCAGCTTTTGCTGCTCAACTACCAGGAGTAATCCATGGCAGCTGCAAACATCGTCCTCGCGGACGCACTGGGTACACCAGTAAACCACACGTTTGTTCCGTTGGGCCCGGATGCCAAAACTGGCATTTTCTGGTTCGAGGATCAGTCTCAGTCGAATGCAATCGGGTTTTGGCGAATCAGCATGCAGCTGGTTCGCCCTCCGAGCGCTCAGGCTGGGACGAATTCCAAGGACCGTGTATATCGTGTCAAAGTTGGCCTCCATGAGCCGATTCTGGAAACGGTGTCTAACGACACTGTCTCCGGTATCGCTCCTGCGCCTACCGTGTCGTATGTCTCCCGATGTTTTCAGGAGTTCATCAACCCGGAACGGGGATCTCTGCAGAACCGTAAGGATCTGCGAAAGATGATGTACAACTTGAACAATGAATCACAATTCATTGCTCTTGCTGAAACACTCATCCTCCCCTACTGACACGAGGGCATCGAATGAAACGCAAACAAGTTGACTTGTCAGAGCAAGCTGTGCTTGCTCTTTGCGAATCAATTGATACGCCAAGGGCCCTGTCTATTTGGTTGTGTTTTAAATACAACCAGGCGGCTCTTTTAGAGCTGCCCCCGGTAGACATTGCAACTAATGATACCGAACGTTTTGCTCTCGACTATTTCATCACCGAGTACCTTAGCAAGTACAAGGGGTTGAAGGCCGGGATCGATACGCGCGGTGTCGCACTCGAAAAGTGGAAACTTTCCGAGGTCAAGTGTCGCGAGACTAATCTTAGGTTCAAGGCTATCCAGCAACGACCTTTTTCCGGTCGCGCTGAATCTGTCCTATTCAGGGCACAGCGTAAAATTGCTGCATTACTTGGGCCCCTCAAGATGTCTCTGATATTTGACAGTTGCAAGTTCGGACCTGGGGCCACTTACGACATGCGTCGTGAGTGGGCGTCCCTAGACAAGAAGATTTCACGTGTAGCTTCGGTTACTGCATCGGCACTCCCTTGGTATAAGAGAGTGATCGAGTCAGATCCCCATTGGAGCGCGGTCATCACGGGAGAAATTCCGTGGGGGCCGTACTCTCTACTCCCGTGCAATTTTAATATTGTACGGGGGTCAAGGTTTCTGACAGTGCCGAAGTCCGCCAAAACCGATAGATCAATTGCCGCAGAACCTACTGGAAATAGCTTTCTCCAGCAGGGAGTGTGGCATTATATGGTTCGTCGGTTAAAGCGGTTTGGTGTCGAACTGGATGATCAGTCCATCAACCAAGATGCTGCGCAAGCTGCGTATCATCTCGGCTTGTCGACGCTCGACTTGAGCGCCGCGTCCGACACCATTGCATCGGAACTTGTGTACCATTTACTTCCGATAGACTGGGCATTATTCCTCGATTCACTACGCTCACCAGAAACTGAGGTGGACGGTCAGTGGTTGCGGACTGAGAAGTTCGCATCGATGGGTAATGCTTTTTGCTTCGGTCTAGAGACCATCATCTTTTGGGCGATTTCTCGCTCGGTCGTTGATGAGCTCGCGGCAGAGATGCCGGTAGGAAGTGTAAACAGTGTAGTTGTCTATGGTGATGATATAATTGTTCCTCAGTGGTCCGCCGATCTCGTAATTTCATGTCTCGAGGTCTGCGGTTTCACTGTGAACAAGAAAAAGTCTCACCTTCTAGGCAACTTCTACGAATCGTGTGGGAAACATTTCCACATGGGCGTAGACGTAACTCCTGTTTACCAGAAGGAACTGATAAGGCATCCTTCTGAAATTATACGCGCGCATAACCGTTTACAACGGTTATCGAAGCGATTGCCTGTCGGATTTGATTTTACCCGGAAGGCACGTAAGGGTTTAGCGAATAGCTATCCCCTACGTCCGTTTCCCCGAGTACCGGAAGGTATTCAGGATGACGGAGGCTTCTTGCGCCCGCTCGAGGAGTTTGCACTCGATCGGAATCATGGCTTTCGTTGCCATGTGCTCGATTATGTGCCGAAACTCAATTCGGCTCATGAGGGAGCGTTGTACGCGTATAAGCTTAGACAGTTTTCTCGTCATTCGCGTCCACATAACGCTGAGTTTTTAGGGGATCACTCCTCTAATAACCCAACTAATGCGGGTAAACGCGGTCATGCCGGGATCGCTGCTAAGGGTACCTGGCGGACGAGAGTCCGCTGGGTTCCGTATGTGTCACTGCTTAACTGCAGTGAAGCACGTGCTCATGCTAATTAAAAACTAGCAGGAGTTGGAGAGGGG